TTTAAGAAACCTTCAGCTTGAAAAGCTTTTGCATCTAATTTATATTTCTTCTTAAGATCTAAAAATGCAGCAAGGCCTTTAACTATAGAAGAAAGAGCTTCACCTGAATCCATCACAGAATCAATACCTCTTTCAGTAGCATTAGGACTAAATGTATTTCCAAATACTGCACCAAATAATCCACCAGGACTTGCAGGTTCTCCACCTGCCTGAGCAAATGCTCCACTAACAGAACCTAATGCAATTGCAAGTTCTTGTGAATCATCTTCAGTAAATCCTATTGCTTTAAATTTAGTAAGACCTACTGATAATTCTTGTAATGCCATACCAGCAGCACCATACATCGCAGCGGCAGCAACACCTGCACCACTCTGTACAACTCTACTAAATACATTACCAATATTGGATAAGAAACCTGCCTCAGGATCAACTCCTGAAAATGCAGCTGCAACAGCACCTAATGTAAATGATAAGTCTTCGGCATCTTTTTGAGAATAGTCTACCTTTTTCATTGCAAGTAAACCTGGTGCCAATTCTTGTAATGCTAAACCGGCTGCTGCATATAAAGCAGGGCCTAATAGAGCAGTACCTGCAGTGGCAGCAACCGCTATTCCGGCTAATGCCATTATACCACCTACTGCTACGAGCACCAATGCCTGAACACCAACATCACCAAGAGTCATTCCTTTGGTTGATTCAGCAAAATCTTTATATCCCATAGAAAATACCATCATACCTAATCCGTTTGCCACCAGAGCCAAAGCACCCATTAAAATATTCTTTAATCCAAATTTACCAACTAAGGCAGCAGAAGCGCCAATTGCTAATATTGTAGCACCTTGGATAAGGACATCACCAATACTATTCCCTTTCGTAGCAAAAGATAACGCTAATACACCTAATGCAAAAGGTATTAATGCAACCCCTAAAATAAGAAGACCAAGAGATCCCTTTCTAATTCTTTTAGACATTTTCTTACCACCAATTAAAGCAACGGCACCACCAATTAATAAAAGAGTAGCAACCATTCCTATTAGTACCTGAGGAACTAATAAGATAAACATAGTACTAACTGCAAATAATGCTAACCCTATACCGAAAGATTTTATGGCATCGCCCATTCTATCTAAAGCCTTGGATCCTTTATTAATTCTTTTACTCATTGCTCCTAGTAAAGCCATTGCTCCACCCATTACAACAATTGAAGCTAATAGGAATGGCATAGCAAGCATACCAGGAATAAGTAAAAGTGCAGATAGTGCGAGTGCTTTAGAAAATTTAAGAATAGCGCCGCCCATTAAATCTAAAACTTCAATCCCTTCTTTAGCTTTTTTAGGATCCGAATTTGCTAAAGCCTCAAATGAGTCTTGAACAAACATAGTGAATTTAGTGATGGTCTTTTTAGGTACCAACATCCACAATAACATTCCTGTAGCTGTAGACTTAGCACCAACACCTAAAAGGTTTAAAGTTTCACCTGCAGTGGCAGCAGCTTTCTTATCAGGTTTAGATCTACTAAATAAACTTGAAAGGCCAGTACCACCTTGGGTGTTTTTCTCAATAAGCTGTAATAAAGTAGTTTGAGCTGATAATTGATCTACTATCGCTTGCTCCAAACCACCTCCACCAGATCCAGCAGTTTGCATCTCAATAAGAGCATCTAATTTTGCATTAGTCTGTTCCGCGGATTTCTCTATTTTAGTTAGAGGATCCATTAAATCTTTAAGAGTTACTGCAGCCATTCGGTATATTTATTTAGAACTTAGGCATGCTTATCTTAGGCATAGATGGTGTTTTGAAAGAACTCATCTGTTTGTTCATAGATTTAGACATGCTGTCCGTATTATATTTATCCGCATAGGATTGAGTATTCTGTTTCTCATCATCATTACGTTCTTTAAGTATCTCATTAAACATTTCTAATGTATACTCATACTCATAGTAAGGAAGCAAATCCAGCTCTGATGGCTGGAGATGCAACTTTTCTAACATAAGAACTCTTACTTTATAAAAGTTCAGATGAGATATCTTGAATAATAAAGAGAGCTTTGATCCCGCCGGGAAACGTGAGCGGAACGGCGACCTCCTCACCGCAACTTTCACATGGATATACAAACTGAGGTTTGACTCCAATTTTCGCTTTCTCAACTAATCTGTAGACTATTGAAAATTTACTAGCATCCCATCCTTGAAATGATGTTATTGCCGAAAAGATTTCTTTATCATTAAATCCTCTCCATTCTCTTTGTATATAAGGTAATATCTGTAAGGATGATTTATCCCAAGATTTATTTTCTTCTTCCCGTTTTCTTATCCAATCGGTAATGGCTCTCATAACACCTATAGTAGGAGGTGCAATAGTAAGCTCGCCATGACTTTTCGTAGGAACCGTAAAACATTTGTTTTGATGATCATAGTATTTTTCTATTAATTCATCTTGTTCATTAAATTGAAGATTACCTGTTCTAAGCTCCATTGACTCTTGTGATTTACATGTTCCAGCTTTACATTTCTTTTTTGTAACTGGCATCATCAGTTTATTTTCACCATCTTTAAATGTCAATTCCCTGATAGATAGGATTAGATATATTCTATCCTCTTCTAAAACGTCTCTATAAGATCCCCTTTGGTTACCATACATAATTTTTGTACAGTTCACTAGAAGTGAGTTTAGCTTTTCATCAACATCTAAAATATTTTCTTCATCTAATGTAGAGAACTCTCTAATTTCACCAACTCTTGCGGCTCTAATATGAATTTCAAAATCTTCTCTATAAAATTGACCACCTGATGGAAAGTTTGCTAAATCTAATTTAACATATCCTGTTAATGATTGTATTCTTTGTATTTCAGGATCATCTACTGAAGTTATACCAGATCCTCTTGTAGTATCTACTTTACCTAATTCAGTAATTTTACCTTCATCATTTGTTTTTACTTCAGCTGCAGTATCTACTATACCTTCAGCTGCCTCAAATTCTTTCTTAACGTTGTCTTCGTGACTACTCATAATTATTTAGTTTTTATTAATTGTTTTTCAGGTGCTGTTTCCTTTACAATATGCTCAACTATTAATTGTCTTACATACCTGGATACTGGCAACGGTTTCGTTTTATTTTCCATTGACTTTTGAATAATAATAGTATTTAAATTATCTTCGTCTTCTGGTGTTAAGAGTACTTGTAATTTTTTTGTAAGTCTCTTTTTCTGTGGAATTAATTCCTGTACGCTTTCGTTATATCCATATTTAGGATTATCGGCTTTATAATTTTTAATCCAATATTCTAGCCTTTCCATTATATGGCTTAATGATTCATCAGTATTAAAAGATTCTAAGGTAATCTTTTCAAAAGATCTTGTGCCAAAATCTTTAACTGCTCTTTTAATATATTTTCCTGCTCCTAAATTATTAGGGTTATCATTAACTGAATAACCTACATAAACTTTTCCATCTACTGTGTTTTCTACTTTAAAGATAGTCATATTTTAGATTATATAATTTATAATATATATTAGAGTGAAGATAAAAAAACTGGCCCTAGAGCCAGTTTTCTATAAAAAATATTAAGAGTTTATTATGCTCCTACGTTTTCTTCAACCCAGTGATCACAACGATAAGTCATTGTTAAATCAACTGCGTCTGGAGTTTCATAACTTAATTCATCTACAAAATCAGGTTGACCTGTAGGGAATACATCTTTACAAGTAATCTTTCTAAAAATATCACCTGCTCTGTTGTATTGTACAATGATCATACTTCCTACATAGTCTTTCTTTAATCCCATTTCACCAGTTAATGGATCATAGATTAATTTATACCAATTACGGAATGTATTGTAAATGTAATTTTCGTTAGCTTCATTTAGGTTAAGACTAAAGTTAACAGTCAGATCCATAAATGTTTGACCTGGCATACTTGCAAATGAACGGTCAGCAAATTTGTATTTCTGTCCGATTGCATCTACAGAAGGGTTTAAGTTATTTAAACCTCCAATAGTTTTAACTTGCTCTAAGATTAAACCCGTATCATCCCCTAGTGGTGAAAATACTGTCACCTCAAAAAGGTTAGGCTGAACTGGTTCGTACCTTTGGCTACTGGCCCTTGATTGGGTATAATGTGGTAGTGGCATAGTTTATTTTATTTTTTTTATATATTCTCTTTTAGTTTCTTCTTATTGGAAGTTTCCTGAACTAATAGCTCCTGTTTTCAAAATAGTAGTTCTCTGTACGAGAATTTCCATTCCTCTTACTGGTTCAATGTATGTATCTAAGATACCAACATTTTGATCAATAACTTCTGGTGTGTTATTAGTTTCATCCATTACATTTTTGTAATCATAAACACCATCATCATTTTGAACCGTTGCTAAGAAGTTATCAGCAAGTGTTTTAATTTCCAATCTAGTTTGAGCTGTATTGAATTCAAACAGATAGTTTTTCAGAATTGCTTCTATTCCATCTTGGATATAAATTACAACCTCTCTACAGTTAATGGAACTTAAAGCAGATTTTGTAGTCTGCTGTGCAGTTTTATTTGCAAAGATTGTTGGCCCAGTTCCACTTTGGAATACAATTGGATTCAATCCAAATGGTTCTAAGTATTCTCTGTCTTCTT